GCAAGAGCACGAGCAAAACGGTATCAATCACCGCCGAGGGACAGGTCGAGACCGTAACGCTGAGTTATGAGCTTGTGCTATTCAACAATGGCGTAGTAAGCGACTATGCGTGGGATTCGTCAAATAACAATAATTATGGCGATGGTAAAGTCTCTGGCGGCTTAATCTATTTGTACGGATATACTTGGGATAATAATATAGTACTTCAACCGGGCTGGGGCGAAATTGGTATATCTTCCGCAATCGATTTATCAGATTATAGCACCTTGAAAGTTCGTCTCAACAAAATCGATGGTGCCGAAGGCACAGCAAAGATTCACGTTGGCACAACCGCGTTGGGAGATAACACCGCAACCAAAACGGTGACTCTTACCGCTGGCACTACTACAAGCCTTGATATTTCCTCTATCACAGGCAGCAAGTACATATCGCTGTATGCTCAATCTGATACCAGCGTTTACGGCAACATCATAAAAGTCTACTTTGATAAGGTCTGGCTTGAATAAGGAGGCACGACATGACAATCTACATAGACAGTGACTATAAATGTTACGTCTCCGCAGCAGAGGGACGCAGAGCGATAGAGACGGGCTTCTTCGACGGCAAGTGCGAGGAGTGGATAGAAAGCTACCGATTCGTCCCCGAGGGCGAGACATGGACGCGCGAGGACGGAGAGGTGTTCAAGGGCGAGATGGTAACTCCGTGGAAAGACTTGAGCGAAGCATACGCAGCGCAGGCAGGTTATCTGGCACAGCAGAACAGACAGTATGAGGCGGCGCTTACGGCCATTGAGAATGCGTTGGAGGTAACGACATGACCATCGAAGAAAGAGCGCAGCGATGCCTGACCCGTATCGCTGAGATCAAGCAGGGTGGTGGCTCTGCTGAAATTGAGGACATGCGCGCTGCTCTTGACCTGCTGGGCGTGACTAATGAGGAGGAGACGGCATGAAAATGAAAGCAATGTTATCACAGCCGATGAACGGCAAGACCGAAGAGGAAATCGTAGCGACGCGAGAGCGGGCAATAGCCGCGCTTGAAAGCAAGGGCTACGAGATAGTGAACACACTGTTCACGGATGAATGGTACAGCGCCGCAAAATGCAAGGAACGCGGTGTTGTCAATATCCCGCTGATGTTCCTTGCGCGTTCCTTGACGAACATGAGCCTTTGCCATGCGGCGTATTTCTGCAAAGGATGGAAGAATGCCAGAGGATGCAGAATCGAACATGCCGTAGCAGAAGCTTATGGACTCACCATCCTTTATGAGGAGGGAGACGAATGAGCTATCTTTCAAGCGCGCAGAAGCTCCGCGCGGCGATAGACACCGCGGGGAATGCCCTCTCGGACGCGCAGGCGCGCACCTGTAAGCTTATCTATAAGCAATGGTCTAATCTCATAGGCACGACCGCAACGCCGGGACAGCGCTTCCTGCACGGCGAGACGCTGTTTAAGGTTCGCGCTGATGCTTCGGAGCACACCTTTAGCCGCGAATGGGAACCCGGCGTCACGACCGCCTCGCTCTATGAGGCAATCGACGAAGAGCACAGCGGCACGATTGACGATCCTATCCCGTTCACTCAGCCGATGCAGATTTACAATGGCAAGTATTACAGTCAGAACGGCAAGGTCTATCTCTGCACCCGCGACAGCGGTCAGCCGCTCGCGTTCGACCTCGCCGATCTGGTGGGACTCTATGTAACGGAGGTAACTGAGTAATGGACGATGAGAAGACTGACAGCGGCTTGCTGACGGAAGATGCCCGCGAGAGCGTAGACCCGATGGGGTGGCTGCTCTCAAGATTTACGACAGTGATATGAGGAGGAAAACAATGTCAAACGAAAAATTCATTGAAAAAGCGAAAGCGTATGTTGCCGACTATGCGGCCAAGCACTGCGACAAAACAGATAAGATTCCAGACTTCGAGGTATTCGTAGTGTGGAACGCGTTTATTCTCGGGAACATCAAGGCGCTCCTCTCTACTACCCTCTTTGACGGTATGTACTATGAGGTAACATACAACGCAGCGAGGAATGAGATTTACTTCGACGCGTACAAGAAGTTCGAGAACCGCTGCGTTCCTGTGGAGTAAAGACTATGGGAGTTATAGACAATGCCGTGACCCGCGCACTGGAAATCGCGGCGGACGACAGCCACGGCTACGATCAGGCCAACCGCTGGGGGGCTGACTACGATTGCAGCAGCCTTGTGATCTCGGTGTACAGAAAGGCCGGGGTTCCCCTCAGCTGCACCTACACGGGCAACATGCGCGGGGACATGCTGAGGCATGGCTTCGAGGATGTGACCGGCAGCGTCGATCTCACGACCGGCGCGGGGCTTGAGCGCGGCGACGTGCTCTTGAACCACATCCATCACACCGCCCTGTATATCGGAGGTGGGCAGCTTGTACAGGCCAGCATCAACGAGTACGGCACTACGACCGGAGGGCAGACCGGCGACCAGACCGGGCGCGAGAT